GAGTAATCCCATTTTATTAATATCAAATAAAGTACCAGTTCCAGCTATTTGTAAAATAACATTAATTGCTTGCGCCATATCCCACCGCCTCCTTTGAAATTTCTTTAATGCTCATTATAAGTGTATAAAATTCGTCTCTAACTGCCAGCCTTTCATCATTAGTTATTTCTGGATGGTCTTCATAATAGTCTTGAAAATAAGCATTAAATTCATTAACATAATTTCTATACTTCTTATCATAAGCTCTTTCACTTAAATAGGTAGCTCCATATATAGATGAACTAAAGCTCGTTTCAGCTAATGCTTTTATAGAGCTTATATCGGTTACATCTATACCTTGAAGTTCAAATGCACTATATAAATTAGTTAATCTCGTTGTGGCATAATCATAGTTCTCAGTAGCCCAACCTAATTTTACTTCATTTAATCCAGCAGCATCAGACGGGTCAATAAGACCTGTTGTAAAGTCGGCCCCATACTTAAATAATGAAGCCTGTATATTTTCAATTTCTTCTGATGTATATCTAGATATAACATTACTATTAGTAACAAAGTCAGCGTCTATTGAATTATCCACTAATATCTCAGACAGCTTGACATTTCCTAAATCTTCATCTATTAGTATACTAAAATCTATTGTTACATAAACATAATGCCCATCTCTAAATGGCTTATTCCATGATACCGATGTATTAACAATACCAAAACCAGAAATTTCACCTAATTGAAAATAAACTTTTGGAAGTTTTATAACTGATGATGCTTGAAGGGGGTATGAAAGAGACTTAATATCTGCTATAAATTCTTCTATTGAGCCACCTTTATAACTTCCTGAAAGTATATCCTCATGCATTACAATACTAAAAGTATATGTTTCATCAGAGCCATTTTTATAAATCTGTACGGGAGATATTCTTCCTAAAAAGTCAATACCTTCCCAATTTGCACTATATGAATGTGATACAGAATCTGGAATAACATCTATATAAATTTCTTTTGATGTTTCATTTTGTGGCGCGTCTGGATTATATAAGAAATAAAGAGCTTTTTTATTTACTTTTTCCTTTTCTCTTGCTATAACTTTTCTATCAATTGCCATATTATTTACCTGCCGATGCCATAGAACTATAGATAGCTTTTTGAGTATCTATAATCTCTAATAAATTTTCTAAACTTTCTAATGCTACTAAAGTTTTTTCATATGCCATTGCTATACTTACATATGTAGAATAACTAATGTTTAATGTTGAACTATCCTTAACACTATCTAAATTCAAATTTTCATAATTATAAATTGCATTATCTATTTTTAATCTTAACCATTTATAATAGTCATAAACTCTCCTATATAAAGAGCTAATGGCAGTCCCTTTATTAATTATAACCAGCCCAGCAGATAGTATATTAGATAAATCTATATAAAAATTAAATATATCAGCTTGTATGGGTGTAATAATTGTACTATAATCTGGTGCTGGTGATGTTCCATAATAATTAGACATATCAGTAGGCAATAACTTTTGGCCAGTATTAATGCTATCTAAGATTGCATCATAGCTTTCAGTATAACCACTCTCCGTATATCTGTCATCTTTCATAATTGCATTTAAGAATCCACCTAATAATTTTTCATTAGCAAATGTTTGTGTAATATAATAATCGCCGCCTTCAATTTCTTGTACAAAGTCATCTATTGAGGTAACTAAAGCACTACCATTACCCTGTATAAAGTTTGAATATGCATCTTCTAAATTTATTTCAGTAGAAGTAAATACACTTTCTCCAGTAGATGATATTGAATTCTTAGATGTTAGAAATTCTTCATGGAATATAAATGTTATAGATACACTGGCAAAAGCATATCTTCCACCATTACTTATTAAAGTATTTTTTCTATATGGTTTATTTAAAGTATACTGTGTATTAATATGTCCAAGCCCAGCAAATTGGTCTCCCATCTGAAAATAAACTATTGGCTCTTGAATCATATCCCTTGAACCGCTAATTATTGGCTTACTCATACTCTTAAGTGTTTTTAATAGTTTATATAATGAACCATCAATACTATTTAAATCTTCATGAAGATTAAAAGAAAATGATAGTTTTTTGCTATTACCACCAGTATAAAAATTAATTGGTTTAACTCTCCCATAAATGCCGGACTCTTTTATAATTCTGCTAGAATATTGTTCTGAAAGAGAATCAGGAATGAGCATTAGTTTTATCTCTTCTTCAGTATTTATATTATATAAAAACATTGATTTAATTGTTGTAGGAACTACTATAGAAAGCTTTGTTTGATTAGATGACCAGGGCTCATAAGCTCTAGCTCCATCAGTTAGTTTAGTAGTTATATTACCTGTTATAGCCATCTATTGATGCCTCCTTTTATTTGCTTACATTACTAAGCGTGTTTTTATTTATATTTGCTAAATATACTTGAAGAGTTTTATTTTCAGAAACTCCGCCAGATATTGCATTTTTTAAATCTTCATTCATTATATTAATTGCATCTACGACTGGGTCTCCAGATGAAACAACTGTTTGTGCAGCTCGTCTAGCATCTCTTTCTTGAATATCTAATTGTTCTATTTTAGAATTCTTCTCTTCAAGTGCCGACAATGTACTTATACCACCTGCAGCAGCACCAATTATCCCACCAGCTAGTGTTCCTATTATCCCACCAGCAGAGCCAATCATAGCTCCTCCCACAGCACCACTAAGAATGTTTAAAGCACCTCCGCCTATGTCTGTACCTAAATTATTATCTGTATTATTAGATATTCTATTACTACCTAATATATTACCACCAACTCCTATAGCTAAACCACCTAAGCCCATACCAGCTGTTTTACCAATACCAGCTAAACCAACCCCGCCTTTACCTTTTAATAGATTTAAGGCGTTGCCACCTACAGATGTCCCATTACCCATACTTTGTAAAGATAATTGCGCGAGTAAAATTACGTTAGTAGCACTAATTAACTTATTCATACCATATAGCCCTGTTTCTTGAAGGAATGAACCAACAATCTCTGAAAATTTTGAGTTAACCCAAAAGTTTTCAATTTGCTGAACTAGAGTCATATGAAGGTCTTTCAATTCATCTTCCATAGAAGTATTAACATCTAATAATTTATCTTGAACCTCCGAAGAATATTTAGTTAAATCATTACCATTAGTCATAATTTGTAGTATGTCATCTTGTGATAAACCAAATCCTGAACCAATTTGTGCCATATATTCATTCTTTAAATATCCTGAATCCATACCATTTAAAGTATCATAAATAGAACCTATAAGATTTTCTGTAGCACCTGCATAATTTTGGTCAGTCATCTGCTCTTGAAAATCGGAGGTTGAAAAGTCATTTAAATATGCTCCTGCTTGATACATTTCAGCCATTTGAGAAGCTGTTCCAAACTGAGCTGTATTTGCTAAGTTTGGTATGAATGATGGTGTATTTATCCCTACTCTAGATGTTAATGCTACTGCTTGCATAAGTGATTGATTTGCAGATAATTGAGCATTTAAATTATTTCTTGCTAAGAATGTATTAGCCGCCATCATATTTGCAACTGTTTGAGAAAGCATATTAACAGTCATACCAAATGTATTTGAAAATTCATTTAAGCTATTTCCCATTGAATTAATAAATGTATCTGTTAAACTGCCAAATTGTCTAAAACTCATTTGGAAAGCTTGTTGAAGTTCTATAGGAAATTGTCCTAATGTTCTAGTAATCAATGAAGCTTGTGCAGACAATGATGTTAATGCTGACGTATTTATATCACGCCAACCAGCTTGTACCATTGCGTTTTGAGCTTTAACAATTTCTCCAGCGGTTAAAAGCTGCTTACCTAACTCTTTATTCATTGCTCGTGAAACATCATATGCTTGACTATATAATTTAGTAAATTGATTCCATGTAGCATTACCTTGAAGTTGCAAGTCATGAGATATTTCATATATTTCTTTATTCTTTTTAATAACCATATCAAGAGCTTTACCAGCATCTTGCTTCATAGTTTTTACATAAGCCTTACTTAACTTATCAATTCTTTCTTTCTGCTCAACAATATCTTTATACTTTTTATATTGTTTGCTAAGAATATTTAAAACATGATATTCATCTTTAGCATGTATTTTAGCTATTCTTAAAAGCTTTTCATAAACAGCTAATCTATCTTTTTCTGTCTTATACATTTTATCGATGCTTTTAAGCTGTAATTTAATTTCTTTTAAACCTTCTTTACCAATACCCCTAAAATATTTACCTAAATTTTCAGCTGTTCCTGACTCACCAGTATTTAATACTTTAGATATATCAGCTAATGTCTTTAGTTTATTCATGCGATTTCACCTACTTATTTTTCTTGGGATTTTTTAACCTCATCATCCCTCTTTTTAACCGCTAACTCATACCATCTAAGTAACTCGCTATAACTCATATTATCAGAATCGCCTTTACTTAAGCTCATATAATAGAGAAGCTCGAATTGCAGTTTATCTAAACTATTTACGTTAAGTTCTGCAGATTTATAAAATGCCTCTTGTAGCTCTTCACTAAAATAATCTAACTTATTAAAGCCAGGTGCTAATATATAATTAACCTCATCATTAGAATCTTTATTTAATATATAAAATGGGTTACAAATCATAAGCGTTATATTAACGAAATAAGTCTGCCGAAATGGCAAGTACCCCCAAGAATGTTTGCTTAGTATCTTCACATTCTACTTCATATACAGGTGAAATGCCAAACTGAAGTTCAGCGAATTTATAAATATTTAATAGTTGTTGGCCAGGTAAATTAGCTAAAAAATCTACAAATTCATTAACCGGTCTTATTTTATCATTTATTTTAGGATTTAATAAAGATACTAGTCTTAATAATGCATCATCATATGAACTTATATTATGTTTTTCTTTTACAACTAATATTTGCTCAATGATTTCTTTATTTGGTATTCTCCTACTTATAATAAACTTTTTCTTATTTTGGTCTTCTACCTCAATTGTTTTATCTAAAGCTTCTTGAGTAAGATATATAACATCTAGTTTAGATAAATCAACTTCTACTTTTTGAGACTTTTTACTAAATGGAGAATTAATTACTTGTCCAATGATTGGGCCTAGCGTCATAATTCTTAATTTTAATAAAAGAAAAAACTTATCTTGGTCAGCCAATTTACTTACATCAAACGCTTCATCCTTCTCTTTAATTACACTCTCTAATACATAATCAACTGATGCATCTGATAATGAAGTATAAACAGCAGATAGTTCAGAACCTTTTAAATCTCTAATTGTAACCTCAGCTGGGTAACCTAACAATCCATTACTTGGTAATTTAACTTTTTCTATAATCATTTTTAATAACCTCTACTTTACTATATTTTTATTCTATAATATATTTATAATAATATATTATTATAATGTGCTTTAATATTTCATAGTGTTAACTTATAATAAAGCTAACATCTATAAATAATATACTTAAGATGCATTATAATACATTTAATAGCTCATATATTATCCATAGATGCACTCTAGTGCATTTAAAAGTTTATATGTGATATCTTATATTAGTTAAACTTAGGAATATACCCAGGATTAACCAGCACATGCCTGGTAATACAATAGGGCCTCAGCATTAATTGCTAAGACCCGAGCTACGGTATATATTTAATTGATTGAATATTTGTTTAATTCAATTAGTCTGACCAAGTACTGTCACTTTCATCATAATATTCTGGTGTAAGTGGTGATGGGTCTATCTCAATGGTAAAAGACATTTCCTTCATCTCCCCAGAAGCCGCATTAAGTTGACCAAAGTTAGGGGTACTAATCCACATTCCTACAATAGTCCATCTTCTTTGATAGCGTCTATCGCCAGCATATTCTGTAACATATCCACCTTTTTTATATTCTGAAGCAAGTCCAATAGAACCATCTACTGCATCATAAGTTTGTCCGAACCATGAAAGCAATGTATCTAATTCTATTCTAGATAATGTATCTAAAATAGTAATTTGGCCACCTTGCCATGAAGCTACACCAGCTAATTTAATTGAGTCATTACCATGTTGTAGATTCAAAACATTTAAACTAACTTGTGGTAAGAATGCTTGTTGGACAATTAAGTCTAAACTATTACCATCTGTAGTTACATCTTCAATATGTAATACAAAATTATTCTGTCTACGAGAATCACCAAGTTTACCAGTAAGTCCACGTGTTGCTAAAACTTTTTTATTAATCATTTACTTATACTCCTTCCACAAGGACTCCAGAGTCCTCTGTTTCTAATATATTAAGTGTAATAATTGCACTTTCAATTACATTAATTGGGTGATAAGATAATGTTCCTCTAAATATGCCAGCTGCAACATCTGCGGCAGACATAACTTTAGGACCAGTTACTACTTGATAATATGTAATACCATCTCCACCTTTAATATCTTCCATGAAGTGATTCACTTTAAGTTCCCAATTATTATAAGTCTTAGTAATATGGGGTGCAAACATAATTGATTCAGTAATTACTTTCATATAACGCTTAATATATAATGCTTGAGTAATAACATGACCCCTAATAAGAGGGTTGGTTTTATCTGTATCATCAGTAGATACTCTTGCTAAAGTGTTTTGAGAAACAATTACTATTCCCAATCCCGCTTTATTAATAGCTAAATTAATATCTAATGCTTGTATAGTTATCTTTTCAGAACTTAAATATGTAACATATATACTATTAAATTCTGGAATAAGACCATGTTTTTCACCGGCTACAGGAAACCATGGAGTATTACTAATTAGTAATGATGATTTTCTAGCAGCAACTACTGCAGAAAGTGGAATACCATACCAATAAACTAAGTCAGCATCTGCATCCATATAAGCAGTCATATTATATGTTGCATCATTAAATGAGCTTACATAATTATTAGGTAATCCCATATTAAGGAATAATGATACTTTACCAGAATAAGCTGCTTCAGAAATAACTGCTTCAGAAATAGCTACTTTTACATCATCTCTAGCATCTTCTATATTTGTTGTAGTTAAAGTTGGGTCTATATCTAAGAATAGCTCAACATCTTTATCTGCAACAAATGCTATCATCTTAGTAGCAACTGTAGTATCCGTTTGAAGGTCATAAGGTACTAAAATAATTCTATATCCTAAATCATCTACCTCAGCCACTTTTAATAAATCAGCATCAGCAATTGTTCCAACTGTTTCTGTTGATAAAAGTATAAGGTTAACGCTTTGGCTAAGCATATATTCTACAACGGCTAATTCTCTTCTAGCAGATTTTGTCTGAACTGTCGTAGGCGTTGTCGTTGGTAACTCATATGCCGCTTCAAGCTCTGTATAATTGTTTACTCTTATAGGAGCTTCGGTAGTTGCTCCTATTTCTCTAGCATATTTCAAAATGACTAGAGCTAAGCCAGCATCATTAACTTGTGGAACTGTTCTTATTACATTTGTATTAATTGTTATTGACATTTTTATTTACTCCTCTTTTACCTTATTTTATTAAGAACATCTTTCATCGTATCATCGGCGAATTTAAAACCTTGCTTAAGCATTTTAGAATAATCATTAGGTAATCTTTGCCCTGTAAATATATCTATATTTGTCATCTGCAAGAACTTCTTTAAAAACGCTGAGTCATTTGCAGTTAAGGCCTCCTGAATAAAATTATGTTTAGAAGTCTTTGCAAGTTCATCTATATAATCATGAGATTCACTAATTAAAGATTCTTTATTTTTTATTCTATCTATCTTTTCTCTATAATAACTATTTACTATCTCACCGAAGCCGCTTTCATAAGCTTCTATAATATAATTAGGAGCTTTCCTTGCTTCTAGTCTCTTTATTGAGTTATTATATTTAGTTATATCAAATATTTGTATTTTCAATATGTTAGACCTCTTCTTCCTCTACTATGGTTTGTACTATGTCAGTAGATACTATTCCTGTAGCATTTCTGAAATTTAATAGCTTAGCATTATTAATTGAATAAACTATTGCTAGATGATATATTCTGTCATTGTTAGTAAATTCACTCTGCTCAGACGGCCCATTATCATAAGTTATTTCATAATTTTCTATATAATTTGATTGTTCACTTATATATTCTACCCCAGCCACTATTGGTTGAGCCTCTATATATATTGTAGCACTTGCTTCATCTTCAAATAACCTAGTATTATCTGGTACACTATCTATTGTTTCAGTTACTAGCCAATTTTTACTATTTAATTGGATAACTTCTAAGGTACCTCTAAAATTAATAAACATAATAAGCTCTTGCATCATCTCATTAACCTCTTCATGTGACTTTGCATATACATCTATTTGGTAAGGAAGTCTTACGGAAATAAATCTCGTTTGAATAGATGTTTCATCAGCTTCACTATAAAAAAATTCAATACCTTGCTGTTTTGCAGCAAATGTTTGCATTTTATTAATTTCAAACCCGCTTGGTCTAAATATATTTATTAAAGGAAATTTTAATGCTTGTGTAGGACCGGCTGGGTCTAACTCAGCTAATTGATAGGCTATATTATATGTAAGTGCGGCATCAGCATATTGGACATTTGAAAATATAGCTTTTAATTTATTAAGAAATGCTGTATCGAAATCTGTTATCATATAATCAGCTCCTTATCAGCTTATAAAATTTTCTTAACTTGATAAGCACGAAGGCCTTTGCCCTCCACTTCCCTATATAAAAACTCTACTCTGTCTCCAATATGTAAAAGCTTCTTACCTTCCATTAGAATATTACTAAAATGTAGATATATATCTCTATCTGGTGCTTGTATTGAGAATATAAATCCATAACCTGTTTCTTCATTATAAGATTTAACTACTCCCTCTGCTTGGTAAAAAATATCTCCAGCGTCATTAACTATTTTCTCTGTTTTCATTTAACTATTAACCCTCTCTATGTAAATATATTTTAACTACTTTTAATACTCTACTTAGCAATTAGACATAAATTCTAACTTGCTAAGTAGAATATTAGGCCCACTTATTGTGGACCCAATATCAGTAGTAAATTATTTAATTATAAATATGCTACCTTACTCTAGTGTATAACCAAGAGATAATGAAGCATCAGTATCTAATGTACCATAATTAGTACCATCGGCACCAACTAAGAACATTGCTTGAGCAGTTGGTTCATTAATGATTTTACCTCTTACGAAATAATTAGCATTAACTACTAAAGTACCATGAGCTTCTGCAAATGCACGTCTCATAACGAAGTCATCAAGCATAACTGGTTGAGTTGCGAATACAGGAAGATATGGTGCAAAGATGATACCAGCATTTAAATCATCTTTCTTATCTTTAAATAACATTAAGAATTCATTAGTTGGAATGTCTGGTGATGCAATAACAAGGATGTCTTTAATCTTACCAATAACAGCAGGACCACCAATTTGTGAACCGAAGTCTTCACCCTTAAATGCTGGTAAAGTTTCTACGATTGTTTGAGCATCGATACCAACTACTAAAACATTACCTCTAACTCTCTTAGAAAGTCTGAAGATATGGTTAGAAGCTGAAACTAATGCATCCATAAATGAAAGCTTATGGAATTCATAAGTACCAAGTGCTAGACCGGCATTTTTATTCCAAGTTAAAAGAGAAGGAGCTGAAGCCATAGCTAAGCTAATGATTTCTAAATCAATTTCTCTCTTAAGTTCATACATAGCTGATTCAGCTAATTTATCATCTAA